ACATTGCATCTAAAGCATGGGTGAAAAACAACTACAAAAAAATCCCAAGCAGAAAACCGGAATGGGTTTAATACCCTTTGGTATTTGTATTTTTAGTACACTTTGTGTTATAGTGGCAGGGTATTTCCATGGACACATGCATATTGGTGCTGTATGGCACAACTTACACAACTTTAATTGATTATGAATGATTTTTTGTGGGTAGAAAAGTATCGTCCTCAAACTGTAGACGAATGCATTCTTCCCAAATCTGTGAAAGACACCTTTAAAAGTTTTATTGAGCAAGGTGAGATTCCAAATCTTTTGCTTTCTGGAACTGCTGGTGTTGGTAAGACTACTATTGCTAAAGCACTCTGTAACGAACTGGGAGCAGATTACTATGTTATCAATGGATCTGATGAGGGTCGATTCTTGGACACTGTACGCAATCAGGCAAAGAACTTTGCTGCTACTGTGTCTCTCACTGCTTCTGCTCGTCACAAAGTTCTTATCATTGATGAGGCAGATAACACAACACCAGATGTTCAACTACTTCTTCGTGCAAGTATCGAAGAGTTCCAGAAAAACTGTAGGTTCATCTTCACTTGTAATTTCAAAAACAAGATTATTGAACCGCTACATAGCAGAACAACAGTCGTAGAATTTAATGTTCGTGGACAAACTAAGCAAGAGTTGGCAGCGTCTTTCTTCAATCGCTGCAGAGATATCCTCAAACGCGAGGAGGTCACCTTCTCTGATCGAGTTGTGGCAGAAGTCGTACAAAAATACTTCCCCGACTTTCGACGAACACTCAACGAACTCCAACGATACGCAAGCACCGGGTCTATCGACACTGGCATTCTGGCGGCGTTAGGAGACGCAAACATCGATTCTCTGGTTGAGGGTCTAAAAAACAAAAAATTTAACGATGTTAAGAAGTGGGTGACTCAAAATCTAGATGCGGATCCAACTTCTATTATGCGTAAACTCTATGATAATCTATCTGGTATGATGGATGGTCCTAGTATTGCTGCTGCTGTACTTATTATTGCTGAGTATCAATATAAGTCTGCATTTGTTGTAGATCAAGAAATTAATCTGCTCGCTTGTTTAACTCAAATTATGTTGGAGTGTGAATTCAAATGAAAGATGTAAAACTAATTCGTATGATTTCTGGTGAAGAAATTCTCGCAGAAGTGCTTGATTGGAAAAATGGCATTTTGACTATTAAAAATGCTTTAGTTGTTATTCCTCAACAAAATCAAATAGGGTTTGCTCCTTGGGCATCTGTAATTGATCCGGATCAACCTGAAATTGGTTTGGATATGAAGCATGTTATTTACTCAGTTGCGGTTGCAGGACCAGTTATAAAACAATATAATGAAATTTTTGGCAACAGCATTATCACCACACCCGAAGAAAAGAAACTGATTCTATGACATCATTGAAAACGCCCCTTCGTTATCCCGGTGGAAAGTCTCGTGCTACCAAAAAAATGGCAGAGTTCTTCCCACTTTTTTCTGACTATAAAGAGTTTCGTGAACCTTTTGTTGGCGGTGGTTCTGTAGCATTGTATATTACACAGATGTATCCTCATCTAGATATCTGGGTGAATGATCTGTACGAACCTCTTTACAATTTCTGGCGTGAACTGCAGGAGAATAGCAATGAAATTAGGTCCCAACTCGTCCAACTTAAACAAAGGCACCCTGACCCCAGTTCGGCACGGATTCTTTTTGAAGATTCTAAAACCTATCTCGGGGATGAGTCCCGACGCGATAATGCTACGGCTCGTGCTGTCGCTTTCTATATTGTTAACAAGTGCTCTTTTTCTGGTCTCACTGAGTCCAGTTCCTTCAGTAAACAGGCGTCAGACTCAAACTTTAGTATGCGAGGAATTGAAAAACTCCCGTACTACGGGCAACTCATTAAAAACTGGAAGATCACTAATCTGTCGTATGAAAAATTGATGACAGATGATAAGTCTGCATTTGTTTATCTCGACCCCCCTTACGAGATTAAATCAAATCTTTATGGTAAAAAAGGTAATATGCATAAAGGGTTTGATCATGATGAATTTTTTTGGACTTGTGATCGATATGTTTGTGATCAAATGGTTTCATACAATTCATCCAATTTAATTAAGTCTAGGTTTATTGATTGGAAACCTTATGAGTATGATCATACTTATACCATGCGATCTGTTGGTGAATATATGAAAGAACAGCAATCTCGTAAAGAACTCCTGCTCCTAAATTATGAAGTATGATGATCGGTATCCCCTAAAGGATTATCTGAATACTATCAATCTTACTAAAGAGTATTTGATGAATGAAGATCCTGGTTGGGAAAAAAACTATCCTTCCTTTGTTATCAATAAATGTATGTCGCATCATATGGATACAATCATGTATGCGAATGAGATGAATCAGTACCCTAGTTTGGATAAAAAACTACAATATGATTTCTTTATAAATATCGTGAGACCCCGTAAGAGATTTTCTCCTTGGGGTAAAAAGGAAACGGTAAAAGATCTTGACCTTGTGAAAAAATACTATGGATATAGTAGTGATAAAGCAATTCAAGCCCTAAGGATCTTAACTCCAAAACAACTAGATTACATTAAAGATAAATTAAATAAAGGAGGTAAGAAACATGGATGATGCATTTTTATTGAAACATCTTAAGCTTAATGCCCCAGAGGTAGATTTTGACAACTTACCAGCGGAAGAGGTACAGGTTGCAATTGATGCCATGAAAAAGTTAAGTGAAGACGAACTCAACTATATAACAAGAAATACTCCAAAGTCATAATCAGGTGAGAAATTATGAGCGAACAACTCGATGTTATTAAAACTAAATTGAATAAAGGGGGTAAGAAACCATGAGTGATGTGAAAGAAGTCCAATGGACAAAAAATGATATGATTGAGGTAAGTCTAAAAGAACCTGATGACTTCTTAAAAGTTCGTGAAACTCTTACTCGTATTGGAGTCGCCTCTAGAAAAGAGAGAAAACTGTTTCAATCATGTCATATCCTTCATAAGAAAGGACAATATTATATTGTTCATTTTAAAGAACTATTTGCACTTGATGGTAAGAAAGCAAACTTATCTGAAAATGATTTGCAAAGGCGAAATCGCATCATTAAACTTTTGTCTGACTGGGGTTTAGTAGAAATCGTTAAAGAAGGTTCTGCAGATAATGCAGCACCACTTAGTCAAATCAAGGTAATTGCATACAAAGAAAAGGGTGAGTGGACTTTAGAATCAAAATATAATATTGGTAAGAAAAAAAAGGAAAGCTAAATAGCTTTGCCACGCTATCTACTAATGACAGATACAAAACCTGAAGTAGATGAGAAGGTAGACGATGATGATAAAAGTGAAGTTCTTGGTAATTTAGTGAAAGTTGTTGTACTTATATGGTCTGCTTCTCTACTAACATTTTCTTATGTTAGACTTCCCAATGGTCAAAAAATTCTAGATTTTGATCCGACTTTTATTGCGTCTGTCTTTTCTGGATCTTTAGCTGCGTTTGGATTGAGTCCTGCCAAGTCTGGTGGTGCTCCCAAGAAAGCACCTGAGATTAGAAGAAAAGAAGAAATTGAACCAAAGGTGTAATTATGCAAAAAATTATTAATGTATTAGCAGTCCTATCATTTGTTGGTGTCTCTGGCATCATTGGTGGTGGGGCTTATGTGTATCTTCAAAAAGATGCACTTATCGAATCCGCTAAGGAGAAGGTTGCCAAAGCAGCAGCAGAAGCGATTGCAGGAGCACTTCCTGGTATGATGAATTCTGCTATGCCCAAAATGCCAGAAATGACAGGTGGTCCTGTTCCTGGTGTTCCGCCCACAGTAAGGTTACTACCATGAGTATATTTAATCACGAGAAAGAAGATACTGAACAAGTTACCGAGCAAGTACCAAGTAAGTCACCAGTTAAAGTGATTGCTCTTGCTTTGGGATCTGCATTTGCTATAGCACATGTAGGTTTACTTGGTTATGTTATTAGGCAGAAACCTGAACCTTTAGTTCAACCTCCTACATTTAATCTTCCTCGTGGTCCTTACTCATCATATAAAATAAAAGCAGGTAAAGATGGATATGAAATTGAGTATCGCTCAGATGATCCAAAAATTTTAGAGTCTGAAAGATCCCTTAATTTAGATAATGAAAAAAGAGGGTGGTTTGGTGGTGGCACCGAGCAACGCATGGAATACCGTCGCGATCAATTCACTCGTGAGGGCACTAGGAACCTTGGAGGTGCCTTAACGCAGGATGGGGAGGGAAAGTCTGCAAAAGAAGTAGAGTGCATCGTGGCGGACGCTGGAGCACGGTCACAAGGTGCGATGGCAGGAACCGCAATCGCTAGCGGTGTTGTTGCCCCCGCACTTGCTGGTATCCCCTATGTTGGGTGGTTAGCTGGTGGTTGGGCATTACTTCTAGGGAAACAAGTAGGTGAAAGTGTTGGATCAGAAGTTGGTTCTGCATTTAATGACTGCTGATGGAAAGAGATGCTATTAATCTAACTCTTATACATGAATGGATGACAGTATCTGATGCCAAACTTTTACTTCACCATCAATATATGAAAGTGAGATCTCATAAAAAGTATGGTGGATGGAAAACTGTTCAGACTCTCATGGATATTTCTTATAGAATTTATCAAAGAGAGTCTGAAGAAAATCTAAGAGCAAGAATTGATCTAATTAAATCTGAAAATCGATATGGAAATTAATGATATTGAAATTGATAATTTAAAAATTCCAGACATTCAAGTTTATCAACCTCCAAGATGGACAATTGAACCCACACCAATGTTTGCTGCACCACCAATCACTCAAGAGGTTGGTATTCCGGTAGTTGATTTGCCTGG